CAAACGACTACCAATAAATCCTTTATGTCCAGTAACTAAAATCTTCATGTATCAGGATAAAGAATCTCAAAATCTTCAGCATATTTCTCCCGTATATTATCTATAAGTTTGGGAGTTGGTTTCAGTTTAATGGTTTCATCGATAAATTCCAATGGTTGGTAGAACACTTTATGAATTGGAAAGGCAGGAATTTTTAAGACATCAGCCATCCAATCACCAAAATCATCACCAAATCCATCCTCAAATCTCCATATATTAGTCTCTCCAGTAAGAAAATCTAATTGAGGTCTAAACCAACTTTCCATTTCAGATTCTGGAAGATTTTCTAAAAACGGAAAAAAGTCTTCACCTTCCATTCTTTTTTGAAGTGAGTGTTCATCATCTTTAAATGACCATTGATTATAGTGATGATACAGATAAATTGATGATGATATAAACCTATCAATAGGATTTCTAATTACACATATATGAGGTATAGTAGCACAGTCTAAATATTTTTTATATAAATCACTGTGATAATGTGTTACTTCAACACCTTCATTGTAAAAACTTCTATGATCTTGTTCTTCTATAAATTTATTTTTCCATAATTGCTGTTGAATAAATCTTCCAGCAGTTCTTGGTATATGAATATGAAGTAATCTTTTATTTGTTCCTAATTGATGTTTATATGTTGGCATTAATCATTACCCATTTCTTTAGATACCATACGTGAAAAACCTTTAACTTTATCAAAGGTAATTACATTTTCAAACTTATCATGCAAGTCTGATTTATGGGATATAACAAAAATGTTAGCACCCTTTATTATATATCTAATTATCTTAAGAAATTCTTCTGTTCCAAACCCATCAAGAGAACTATCAAACACCTCATCCATGATAAGAAGATTTGTATTTACAGAATTCTTTACCCTAGCAACTTCCCTCCATGTAAAGAGTAATGCTAAGTCAATTCTCATCTTCTCACCTTCACTGAATGATGAATATGAGAAATCTTCGTGAATCGGTGACTTTACCGTTTCATTGAACTCTTCATCCAATGTAAAATTGATATAGAAATCCATCAACTGAAGGTAACGATTTACCTGTTGATTAATGAATGGTAGATACTTCTTAATTATTTTTGTCTTTACTCCATCATCCCTTAACAGAGAATAGGCAAAATCGTAATGATTAATCTCTTCCCTTCTGTCTGCTAAGTCTTCAATTGTTTTTTGGAGGTTCTCTTTAAACTCTGCTAACTTCTCATGCTCAGTATTTCTGTTTTTAATTCGTTCGGTAATTGTTTGAACTTCATCTTCAAGTTCTCCGATTTGTCGCTGACTGAGACTAATCCGAGTATTGTTTTGAGAAATGTCATGGTTGAGTTTAGTAATCTCCTTAGATAGTTGGGTGAAGTGACGTTCTCTCTCCGTTTCTAACTTTATAGTCTCTTCCAGATCTTTAAAACCTTTCTTGAGCTCCTTTGCTTTATCTTGAACGTCGGCAATTCTATTTACACGAAACTCTTCTTCTATATTCTGAGTACAAGTAGGACATACCGTATTCTCTGTGAAAAACTTATGTTCTTTAGTTATTGTTGCTACTTTTTGAGTAATTTTACCTTTAAGATTATTAAGTTTCACTAACTTTTCAGAAGCACCTTCCAACTTTTTCTGCTCCTCAGTTAATCCATATACTCTATCACTAGCATGTTCATTTTTGGATATTAAAATACATATATCATCACCAAGTTCTCTACTCTTTTTCTTCTTTTCTGCTATATCATCTTTACCTCTTTTCTCAATCTCTTCAATAAAAGTCTGTTGCATTCCCATCTTATCTTTAATATTATCTTTCTTCAAATCCAAAGACTTTATCTTCTCCTTTCTAAGACGTATATTATCCTTAATAAGATTATTCATTGCAGAGAATATTCTAATATCTAATAAATCCTCAATCACATCCCTACGATTAGCACCACTCAATTGCATAAAAGGTACAAAAGTGCTACTACCCAAAATTACAATTTGAGTAAAAGATTTATAATTTACTTTTAAGATATTATCTTCTAAAATTCTTTGATTAGATCTATCATCTGCTTCTTTATGAAGTGGATTACCATCTACTTCAATGTCAAATATATTTGGTTTTATTCCTCTTCTTACAAGATAATCACGATTGTTAACTTCAAATTGAATCTCTACTACACACTCTCTCTCATTAGTAGTATTAATTAACTGCCCCTTATTAACTTTACGAAATGGTTTATTAAACAAAGCAAAGGTAAGTGCATCCAACATTGTGGATTTTCCAGCACCATTTGTTCCTACTACTAGGTTAGTGTTATGTTTTTGAAAATTTATCTCCGTCCACTGATTACCCGTAGAAAGAAAATTCTTCCATTTAATATGTTGAAATGTTATCATTCTTGGGCGGTATCACAAAATCATTAGGTGTAATTACTGCATACTTATAATTATACACCTTACAAGTCCTTATGGCAAGCTCTGCATCAACTTCCACAACATCCATAGGTGCTTCTTCATTTCCAGCAATTTCACGCATCATCATAGCATATCTAACAGCATCATCCTCTTGCTCAAATAAAAATAAAACTTTATCACCAAAGTCATCCTGAACAGCATAAGCACCGTCATCTTTTTTATCTTTAAGAGTAAGAAGGAACATTTACTCTACCTCGCAGGCTTGTCTATATAAATCCTTAAAGATACCCTTGATAATGTTCTTATCTAAATCAAACTCTGCTTCATCAATATATCGATTTAAAATTGATAAAGTATTTTCATCTTCATCTATTTCAAAATCTTCACTTTCTTGAATATCAAAATTTTCAATTATTTTTAAATCTTGTACACCTGATGCATAAAGTTTATCAATGAATTTCTCAAACTCTTTTGGTTTAGACTTTTGACGAACAATTACCTTTACAATTTTATTCTTATACACTGAGGTATTGAACAACTTATGATTGGTATCATCATAATAAACGTTATAAAATAATTTATATGGATTGTTAATTGGAGTATGTTCTAATGTCTCTGTATCAAAGATATGAAACCCTCTAGGATCATTCACATCATTCCAGAACATCTCATATGGATTTCCTAGATAAAATATTTTTCCATCATTAGAACGAGTATGAAAATGTCCTGAATAAACTTTCTCAAATTTATTGAAAGTCTTTACATCCATTCCATTTTCCATTAGATGTCCACGAGTTGCCTTGAATCCATTTATCTCAAGGTGTCCCATAGCAACCTTTGCTTTAGTTTTATCAATTAACTGTTTTGTCTCATCAAAGTTCTCACAGTTAATCCAAGGAAGCATTAATATCTTTGCCTTACCAACCTTAATTTCAGTTGCTTTATTATATAATTTTATATTAGGATAGTTTTGTAATAACAACTCTGGTGAGTTTACATGATTAGTATCTTTATAATAACAATCATGGTTACCAATAATCGCATAGACTTTATATTTTTTAAGAGGTTCAAATACAACTCTCTTCGCCCACTCTAGACTTTTTAAATCTATTGCCTTACGACTATCAAATATATCACCCATATGGATAACAGTGTCTATCTTATGCTCTTCTAAAGACGGAAAGAAGACATCACGATAAAACATCTCAAAGTAATCATGAAGATACTTAGAACCCTTTCTAGCACCATAGTGAGTGTCTGTTATTATTGCAACTCTCATCTATTTTGTTTATAAACAATGTTATCCTTAATAGTATTGTAATCAGAACTAGAACCAGTAAGTGCACCATCATCAACTACCATAACTTCATCAAATCCTGTTCTCTCAATTATCTTTGTTTTAATATCCAACTGTTTCTTTTCCTTCTGTATTCTTCTAAGGAAAGCATAATGAATAATCTGAGTAAAGTATGCAAATGGATTCCTAGACTTCTCTGGATCGAAGTTATGAATATACTGAACACAGTTCTCTATACCATCAGAGATCATATCATCCCTAAACATATAATTGACAAAGTTTGGTTTATATGAAAGGTGTGTTGCAATCTTTAAAAAACATTCACCAAGATAGTTTGTTATACGTGGTTTTGGTAAATCATTTTCTTTTGCATGTGCTACTCCTTCTCTATAAACAATTAATGCTTCTAGCAGTTGTTTATTATTAACGTAGTGTTCTGATTTTTTCTTTGGCATAGCATTGTTGTTCCCGTCTTAACATATATCTATTATAGCATACTTTTGGGGCTTGACAAGATAACCAAATATCAATAGAATAACCTTTGTGGAGGTTGATAGAGATATATTATGTTTCTTTAGGTTCTTGATTTATCTTAAATAATTCTTCAAATTTTTTACGAGCATCTTCTACAGAAGATACATACCCCATACTTGAAGTAGGTTTTACTTTTCCACTAGATCGGTAGATATCTATTAAATCTTCTTCATTATCTTCTATGTAATTATCATAAATTGCAATTAATTTTTCATCTTTACACTCAGACATAGTTAATATTCTATCAAATCTCATCATAAAAATATCTTCACTTGATAATTCAATCCATCTCTTAACTTTTATAAAACTACCTTTTTGACTATTAACCATATTCATTACTAATGGGTTTTGTAAAATTATAATTGGATCACCATCTCCTTGATTATCATCAATAGAAACTAAGGCAAAGATTTCTTCACCTGATATTAATTTAATTACACTATAAAATTCTTCTCCCATTAGTTTTTAAGTGGTATGTTTACTATATCATAATTGAAATTTTCTTCATTATAGACTTTAATTCTTTCGATTAAATGGTTTAATGTATAGTTACGTCTAGACTTATAACTGATATCATCGGCAATATCATATAAAGTTGCTTTAGTTTTTTTGTTTCCTTTCCTAAGTACCCTCCCAATTGATTGAAGATTTCTTATTCTTGATTTAGATGGCGAAGCAAAAATTACATTGTGTAGATTTTTGATATTAATCCCGGTAGAAAAGGTTCCGTAAGAGGCAACGATAATAGCATTATTCTCTTGCTCAGTGATTTCTCGAACCTTCTCTCTGTCTTCGGTGTCCA